CTATATCAAAACAGATGCTAGGCATTGTAAAATTGTATAAATTATTAAGCTTATAGTAGCTCCATTTCTAGTTTTTTTACATCCGCTCATTGTAAGAATTAAACATACTATAGCCGTTAATAAAAGGACCCAATACGAAACATCTAAAACTCCAATTAATATCTTAGTTGGATTAGAAATTAAATCCCAAACATTCATACAGAAATTCCACATTCCAGATAGTACATTAGATATATTTTGTAAAGTTTCTAACATAATCTTCCCCCCTAAAATAAGCCTTTTATTAAATCGAATAACCAAGGTAAAAAGTACAAAACTCCAAAACTCATTCCATACATAGCTACAACACTACCAATGCTTTCTGTATGACCTCTCATACAATGTTTTATAACATCTTTAGCGCATAGTATAATACCTACCCAATACCCTACTTTCCTTATTAGGTTCAAAATTTCCATTCCTGCTTTGTCTATAGCTGATATATCCGATGCAAATACGGTTATACTACTTAAATCAACTGTGATAGCTATAATGTATATCAATAACATATACTTAGATTTATTTCTTTTTAAGTGTTCTATGGATTTTTCTATTAAATTTACATTTATATTTTGCAAGGCTAACTCTCTTTCTATCTCACATGATTTTAAAAACTCTGGAACACTTATAATATCTTTTTTTCTTATAAACAACATGAATATTTCCTCCTTAAATAACAAAAAATAATCTCATAAACTTTATCTTTGGAGGTGTTTGATATGACTCCTGGTATGATTTTCTTTGGTGGGTATACACTTTGCTATGCTGTAGCTGAAATAGCGGTTAAGTTTTTCTAATAAAAAGGATTTTAATTAGTTTTATAGAAATAATTAGAGAATTATATTTTTATAATTCATTTAGGTTTGAGCTCTATGGATGCCGGTCCTGGAGCTCTTTTAGTTTATTTACTTTCATTCATAAGTTTGAACATATGCATTTTTATAAAACCACTTGGACCTACCCCTTTAGAACTTTTTTTAATCCACTCATACAGTTCTACTTCATCTACATCTAGACTTTTAAATGAAACATTAATTCTTAAATCTTCTCTTAATTCACTTTTACCCCTTGTATTGCTCATTTTTATGCTCCTTTCTTTGTTGGTATACTCCATTCTATGTTAATTGGAGCACAAATTTGCCTGTCCTTTTAAAAAAATTAAAAAAGACTAGATTAAAACCTAGTCTATATATTATTAACTGATATATATTCACTTATAGTCTTATACATTTCCCTAGTAACCTCTGCAGGTAATTGTATAGTTAACTTTTCTATAGTCCCTTTTAAATCTATAGTTATTATATCGTAGTTAAGTTTTTTACTTAATCCTTCATTGTACTTAACTCCTACCATATTACTGTAATAATATGAATTTACTTGAACCCCTCTAAGTTTATTGCTAGCAGCAAATATAGTTATTATTCTCTTATTAGTAGCAAAATAACTAGTTTTCATTAATCTTCCTTCTTGATATACTGCTTCGTCATCTAAAAGATAGTCCTTAACCTTCTCTTGTAGTAGATTGTGTATTTCAATTTCTTTTTTATTTAAATCTTTTAACCCTACAGGAACTACTTCTTTACTTTTTCTTTTACCAAATCCAAACATTTTTTCTCCCCTTCTTAAATAAATGTTATTTATATTATATCAAATTTTACCATTTTGATAACCTCTTGTTATTATTTTTAGTCAATTTGGACACTATCATAATTGAGGTGATCGAATGATATCAATGTTACTAATACCTATAGGTATACTTATCTATGGTGTAATTAAATTATACTTAGCTTTAAATGATTATTAGGCATAAAAATAAGGAGTACTCCTTGGCTTGAATACTCCTTTTCTCGTTTAAATTAGGTAATATAACTATTGAATTTTATAATTACAGTTCGTTGGTTAAATAGTCTATCCTGCAACTAATATACCATTATCTTTAAAAAAGAAATTATCTCCATCTATTTCTATCCGACCTGTTTGCATTATTCCTTCTTCATTGAAATAATAATCATTTCCATCTAAATTTATCCATCCTGTTACCATGAAACAAGCATCTCCAAAGAAATATTTTTTACCATCTATTTCTTTCCATCCACCTTGGAATACTCCATTTTCATCAGCGTATACTTTTTTATTCTCTAGATCAATCCATCCAGTCTGCATTACTCCATCCTGGTTAAAAAAATATGACTTATAATCTATCTCTACTCTTCCAGTCTGCATTTTCCCATCTTTATAATAATACTTCTTGCCATCTATGTTTTTCCATCCATTTTTAATTACATCAGCTTCACTATTTTCTTCCTTGTTAGGTATATTTTCACTTTTTGAAGTAGTTTCTTTTTTTGGTTCTGTCTTATTCTCTTTTTTTGTCTCTTTATTTATTTTTACCTTTGCTTGTTCTTTTGATTTTATTTCTTTTCTTGTCTCTGTTTTTAAATTTTCCTTAGATGCATCTTCATTTTTTTTAATATTATCTTCTTTATTCTCTTCCTCTTTCTTTTCTGATTCTTGATCTTCTTGTTTATTATTACTTTCTACCAAGTTAATAGGTTTCGTTTCTTCCTTTTTTTCAGATATAGGTTTACTACACCCAACTAATAAAACCAAACAAATAACAGTAAATATAACTCCAAATCTAGTACTCATAATTCCCTTTAAACCTCCTAAAAAATAAATATACTTTCAATTAGATTATATTCCTCATATTTGTATTAAGTGGTAACAATAACATTACAGTTTAATTTGCTCTAATTCATATGTACACCACCATCCAGTAACTTCTTTTAGTGCTTCCATTTCTCTTTTGACCCTATCTTCTCCCGTAAATCCACCTGTTCTGATTCTCCAATCTCCAGGATAAGCTTCCTCTAAAGTTAAATACCAACCTGTAATTCCTTTTAAATGCTCAAGTTTCTGTTGTGCATACTCTTTAGCTCCAAACCCACCAGTTAAAATATTATAAACAGTAGTATCTTGAATAGGAGGATTACTATTAAACTTAATTCCTAAATAATTACATATACCATCAGCTATAGCTAGAGCAAATTCGTTCATCTTAGATTCTATTAAATTTAAATCTTCTGTATTAGATATAAATCCTAACTCCACTAAACAAGCTGACATATCAGATTCTCTAACCATATGTAAGTTACCTTCTTTAACCCCACGATTAATAGTATAAAGCTTATCGTTTACTAACTCACCTTGAATACAATCAGCTAACTTTCTATATTTAAATTTGTAGCAGAAAGTTTCTAATCCTTTTGAATTTTTATCTTTGAAACTATTACAATGAATTGAAACTAAACAATTTGCTACCCATCTATTAGCATCATTAGTTCTTTCAGCTAATGACTTAGCTATATCTGTACTTCTTGACATTCTTACTTCTATTCCACGGATTTTTAATATTTTTTCAATCTTCTTACAAACTTCTAATACTATATTTTTTTCTAGTACATTTCTTACTCCTACTGCTCCTGAATCATTTCCACCATGTCCTGCATCTAAAAAAACTTTTTTACTCATAATATTACCTCCAAAATTAATCTATTTTTATTTTTTGCATATAAAAAAGAACCTTACAATACATAAGGTTCTTATCTAGTTTATCTCGTTATAAATTCAATAAACTCTATTCCATAGTTACTTAAAACTATACTATCATTTAGTAAATTATCTTGACCTCCACCAAAAGTCAATCTTTGCTCAACAGTTCTTATAAAGCCATATGATTTTAGCTTAGATATAATACCAACTATTGCATATTGGTCTAAATCTTGCCTACTTATATTCCTGATTTCTATACTTGTAGAATTCTCCAAATAAAACTTGTATAAATGAGTTAGTAATTCTATTTCTAATACAGTCATACTTTCTAATATATCTAAAAACATCTTAGATTTATCATATATGCTTTTAGTTAAAGGTTTTGTAAGAAGTTTTTTCATATATCCCTTATAAAATTCTATTTTTTTCCTTTGATGTTCTTTTTCTACACCTTCATTAATTTGTTCTATTAATGAAATCAAACCGTCTTCATATTGTTCATCCATAGGAATTATTTTTTCTTTCAATTCTTTCATTTCTAAACTTAATTCTTGATAAAATGATTCTAAACGTTTGAACTGTTTGGCTTGCTTTGCTCCGAAATAAGCAGAAGATAGAGCGCCCCCAATACCAGGTATCAATTGAATTCCTGACTCTATGGCTATATCTCTTTTTTCTGATAAACTTAATTTTTCTGATGTATTCATATTAATCCCCCTTAGTTTTAAAACTTTAGTTAATATTATACATTAAAAATATAGTTAATAACCAAATAATAATTAAAACTATTCCTACTATTTTTTAATTCTACATGACTAAATCTTCTTATAAGTTTATATATAAAAAGAGCTGTACTAAACAGCTCCATTCATCTTATTTTTTATTTCATTAACATCTTCTTTTATATCTTCGACTATATTTATCTTATCTGCTAAATCTGATATTATAGTTTGGTTTTTAGCTATGGTTTCTTGATACTTTACTTCTCTTTCCTTACTATCCTTTTTAGTGTCTAATAGCAAGTATACAAATAATACTGCGAATATACCTTGTGATACTATTAAATCTAAAGTTATTTTCTCCATATATTCCTCCTTTATTTTGGATATAAAAAAGAGCCTTCGAAAAGACTCTTTTATGCTTTAGTTAAACATATCTTTTTTTAATTGTTTAATTTTACCCTGACTATTATTCTTGTATTCATTTTCAAGTATGCATAAAAGCATAAGTTGGTATGCTTCATCATACCATTCTTCTAATTCTTCATCTTGCATATTCACTATATAGTCTTTTTTATGTTTACCTTCTAAATTATTATGTCTTATATTTATATTATTCAATAAAAATCCAAAATCACTAGCTAGTTGCTTGTCTAAGTTTTCAGTTAATGGCTCTACTTTGTCTGCCAACGCTTTTAAAATTTCCTTTTTTCTATCTAAATTACCTTTTAATAAATGATGATTATACTCTATAACTTTAAATGATAAATCATCTTCAACAATTTCAGCAACTGAAGTAACTGCTGGATTTTTTTCTACTACTAAAACTTTCTCTTCACTTTCAAATTTCTTTGATTCATAGTTTATGTGATCTAATAATATATTTATATTTCTAATTAGTATGTCATAAAATTGATTTGACTCAACTCTATCAATACATTCTGATTTATAAGTCTCATATATATTAATAATATTTAATATATATTCTATGTAGTTAATAATTTCTTCTAAATCCCCGCTAAAATATCCTCTCTTGCAATAATTTATGAATTCATTTATGTTTAAAACATCTCTAATTTCTGCATAGGTAATATAATTTCTGCAATGTTTCCATTTATACAGTAAAAATTCATCTACAAAATCTTCTAATATGAATTCATCTGATTCATAAATTTTCCCTGATTTTTCATCGAACTCATACGTAGTAATCATATCTTCATCTAATAATTTTTCAATTTTTACAACCTCTTCTACTAAATCATATTTTTCTTTCATTAATTCAAAAATATTCTTTCTTGATGTGTTTCCCATAATATCCTCCAGTTTAACCTTTAATTCAATATAAATATTTAAACTATATTGAATTAACCTCAATTGATTAGCTTATAAAGTTCAAATGAAATCCTATTTTATTTTATAATAAATTATAGTTTATTACAAATTTTACCACAATAGAATATTTTTGAATTTATATACCTTATACATAATTAATTAAAATTCTTATATTAAAAGCATTGGTCTATTTTCTTCTATAAAATCTTCTGGATAAATTGTTTCGGCCAATGTTCGCATATCTCCATTTAATACGGATTTAAACATTGTAACCATCTGATTTTCTAATTCTTTAATCCTTTTTTGATTCAATGATACTAAGTTAGGCAATGAAGAAGTTAATTTAAATTCCATAGGTGCATGTATAACTCCACTGTCAACTGAAACCATAGTTTCACCCTCAAAAGCTTCTAAGAATAAAGGATTAACTTCGAATACTTTCTCCTCTGCTAATTCAGTGATAACTGTAATTGGATTAGTTTGTAACCATTGCTTAAACACCTCAACAGATGCACTCTCGTTATGTGTAATGTAAATATGATTTGTGCCCACATGTGATATATAGTTAACACTATCTACAATAAATTTATCCCAAGGTACATATGTAAATCTATCACATAGTACACGACCCCTAACTTTAATTGTATCCGCTAGCTTAATTGTATATGTTTTTGTTAATATCTCAACATTTTCATAACGAAACCACTTCTCCACTTCCCCTCCATTCAATACATTCTTAACCGTTCTTTGATGATAATAATATTTACCGTCTGCATGCAATTCTATTGTGTCGCAAACCTCTGTAAGTCCTCTAAGTTCTTTTACAGGCTTAAAAGTTCCGTCTGTATCTTTAAATAAAATTGGTTTTTTATCTTCTTTATATGCTTGATACTCTTGTTGTTTTTTAACTATTCTTAAGTTTTTATATACCGTAGTGCTTGCTGGCTTCTTGCCGTCATTAGCGTACAAACCTAGGAATATAATACCGCTATCATTTGTTGTGAACTCATAATACTCCGTATCAATATTTCCCCACTTATCAAAAAGCTTATTTGTTCCACCGTCTGTGATATAAAGTCTTGAGAATTGAGGTGCAATTAACTCATCACATTTAATATAATATTTAGTGTTTTTTTCGACTTTTATATTTCTAAGGGTAATATAGCCCCAAGTATTTTCTTGCTTTGATATTATACTAAAATCTCCACCGTTAATAACAACATCACTTTGAGTAGCTTTAAACACTTCTTGAGTTGTTAATATATTGCCGTCAGCCTTTACGGATGAAACTTCTATTTTATCCACGCCATTTCCAACACTTGCTATACCTTCAAAGTAAGAAGGAGGGTTTTGAGTATGGTCGCCTTCTAAAATCATAAAATCAGAACACTCAACAGTTCCATTAAATGATGTTCTTGCTCCCATTACCCATTTTGACTCGTTTGCCTTAGCGGTAATTTTTCGATAAAACCATCCCTTCGCTTCACTCACTGATATGTTATTGTCATAAGATAAGGAAGTTTGACATAAAAACAAGTCATTAGAGTTAACTGATGTCGCTGTATTGTTATTAAATTTAATAAATAATGTATATTCTCTGCCTGCAATAAAATCAAAATTACATATGGTAAATGACATATCAGTACCTACTGTCTTTGACTTAACAATAGGATTGCATGGATTAACCAAACTCCTACCACTTATCTTTAAGTCTTTCACAGTACCGTTCTTAGTTTCTTTACAAACTAGATATCCTTTGTCAGTAGCATAAGCCATGTCTTGACTTTCTTTAAGTCCTTCAAATTCACTTGATATCCTTAAATTTAAAGATTCGTGAGTTTTACCCTTTAAGTCTTTTCTAGCTTCCTTTACCTCTAAGTCTTGAGTACCTGCCGCTATAGCATTTGCCACATCTTCTTTCATAGTGTTTATAGCTTCTTTTGTATTAGCTATTACAGTATCTTTAGCAACATTAACTTCTACAACTTTACTATCAACCTCTGATATTTTAGCATTAAACCTAGATTGCCTATTAGTTTCAGCTTCCACCCTCTTAACCTCATTAGCTTTTCTAGTATTTTCATCGGATATCCTTTTAGTTTCATTAGAAACCCTTCTATCCTCTGATTCAATTCTAGTCAACTCATTAGACTTTCTAGTTTCTTCTTCTTGTTTTGCAGTAGATGTATAAGCTTTAAAGTTACTAACAGCACTTTCAGCATCAGTTATAAAGTTGTTATATCTATCAGATCTATTAGTTTCAGCTTGAACTCTTTCATCTTCATTGACTTTTCTTTCACTCTCATTAGATTCTCTTTCAAGTTCCTTAGAATTTCTTTCATACTCTTTTAAAACCCTCGCTTGTTCAGTGGTTCTCCTTTGAGATTCTTCGTTAACCCTAGTCTTTTCAGCTTGATTTCTTAAACTCTCAGCTTCTATACGAGCATTTTCTTCATTTCTTCTTCTCTCTTCATCCGAAGTCATAAAGGCATAGCTTTCAACTCTAAGCTTTTCAGCTTCTACTCTTACAGTTTCCGCATCAACTCTATTGCCTTCAGATTCAGCCCTAGCCAATTCTGCTTTTACCCTGGAACTTTCAGTTGACTTTCTACTATGCTCATTAAATTCTCTTGTAGCTTCCGCCTTTTCCCTATCTGCATCATTATGTTCTCTAACAAGTTCTGCTTCTACTCTAGCATTTTCAGAAACTTGCCTAGCTTCTTCATTTAATATCCTTTCAGCTTCATTTACTTGTCTTTGTTGTTCATCAGTTTCGATACTTGAAAGCCTACCTAATATATCAGTTAAAAGCGAATAATCTTCATTAGCTGACATATTAGAATTAAAAGCAGCTAAGAATTTATCTTCATTTACAGTATAAGTGAATACTTGTTTCGGAATAACAGTTTCATCTTTCATAGTAATTATAGCTTTACATTGATAATCCCCAGGAACATCCTTTAAGGAAGGTTTTAAATTTGCATATACTCCATTTTCTCCTATCTCTAAAAATTGAGAATCAACACTACCATTGGGTTTTATAACCATTAAAGTAACTAATGATTTTGACAAGTCTACATCTTTTCCACTTCTATTAACTTGCATAAAAAAATCAGATGTGTTTTTGTCAAATTGGTTAAATTCCATATTTGAGTTATTACATCTGAATTGCAAATCTAATTTCAAATTGTATTTTCTATTTAGCATCTACACACCTTCCTTTAATCTTTTTACCTCTGCTTTTAATTTTTTAACCTCTTTAAACAGCATAGTAACTAATTTGCCTAAATCGGCATTATTCTCGTCTAACATTATTTCATCTTTATTTGTCACATTTGAAACATCTAATTTTCCTATACTATAAATACTTCTAGTTGTAGGATTAACAACTTCTATTTCATCAAATATATTACCTGCTGTTTTTACTTTTCTAACTACTTCATTATTTATAACTCCATAACCTAAAGAAGCATTATATATCTGCCACCCTTGCAGATCTAATGGCATAAATCCTTTTAGTCTTAAATAATCCCCATCGATTTGAAAGGCCGTTACATATTGGGAAGCCCTATCTGTATAACCTAAAGATAATATAGTGTTAGGCGAATACAATCCACCAGTATTAACAAATCTTTCACAGTACAGAATATCATGAAAAATTGCTTGAGTGTTCATAATATGCAGCCCTGCTGGTAATGCCGATTGCCCAAACACATTTTTCAAATCATATAAAGCCATTAGGAAAAATGGAATCATATTTATATTATCATCATCAGACAAAGCATCAGAACGACCTATAGCATAATAATGTGATGAGCCTGATACATTTGTTGTCATTCCTTTATAATTACTATCTAAATGGTTAGAGCCTATCATTCCAAGCGTATTCCCGGTTTTTATATCATAAGTATATAAAACCCCTTTCTTTATAGCCATTTTCTTCCTTGCTTGAATATCTGTAAATTTAAGTTCTTGCGGGGTAGCTTTAAATTCTGAACCATCATCATGCTTAACTCCCATACCTTCCATATCAAAGAAAGTTTTAGCATTGTAAATTTCATTAGGACAAGGTTTATAAGGATATACCCTAGTTCCCTCATAACAACAAGCTTCACTAATTCTAAAATATTTTCCACTTAAATTGCCTTCAAATCCTACCATTATACAAGTATTTCTATCGTATAAAGCTTTAAATGTTATAGATACTCTTGTCAATATACCATTAGAAGTATTAAAGCTAACATTCCCTATTCTTTGATATCCTATATTTCCATTCATTAAAAAGTTATAATTTAAATCTGTTACAGTACTACTTTCAACCCAAAAACAAACTGTATAATATTTGTTAGCTTGTAAGTCACATGCTGGAATTTGAATTCCAAAAGAACCATTACCTGTACCAGTAGGAGACACATAAATCGTTCTTGTCCCAGTATTAGGGTTTATTTCAAAGACTAGATTTGATTGCCAAGGATACCAAAATTTTCGATTAGCTTGCATTGCTCCATTTGGAATTAATTGTGCAACCCCTGTTTTAGATATGTCTATTTGTATTTGATCTGCAGTAGATGTTAATTGATTATTTGTAACATAGTCACCTTCAATTTTAGTTACAGTATTTTTTACACCTTCTGCTGTTTTTTCTATTTCTAAAAGTTTACTTCCAACAATTTCATTATTTTTATCATAATCAGTTTGAGATACCTTTTCTCGTATCTGTCCCGCTATTACTTCTAATTTAGTGTCTGTATATGAATTTGCTACTCCTACCGCTGATGCTAATTCTGATTTTGTTGGAACATTTGTTGTGCAATTAGCTAACAAAGTAAATACCGATGGCTTTACTATTACTTCTCCAAACGAACCAATCTTAAAAGTTTCCTCATCGTTTCCATCTACTACAGTAAACTTACCTTTTACTCTTAAATAGGTTGCATCTAATTCACCTATCCAACCTCTATCAAGTCTAAGAGTTTCAATAAGAGAATCTTTTATAGCAGCACTTTCAAAATATTGTGTTCCATCACTTACTTTTGTTGTATGAACTTCTACTTGCTCTGAAAACTGTGTTCCATTCCCAAAAGAATTTACCGCTCTAACTCTATAATACCAAGTTTCATTTGCTCCTGCTTCATGTAAAAAAGCACTTGCTTTACCACTATAAATCATATGAAATACAGTAGGTTCAAAATCTCTTATTCTAGAAGCATACACTTCATAGTCATAATAAATTTTATTTTCATATGTCCAACTCAATTGAACATTTTTCCATAGTCCATGTGCAGTAACTACAGGTATTTTAGGTAATGTATCTGGTAATATTTCTTCTATACTTGGAGGTCGTATATCTTCTCCTGTACCTGGTTCTATAATACTTCCTCCAGGACCTTCTGTTCCATCACTATTACCTGTATCTCCACCACTAAAAATACCTTTAACTTGTTCTCCTACTACTATTTTACGTTTATATTTATTTCTTATGGATTTGCAATCTTCTACTATTCTAAACTTAGCTCTAGAGTTATCTATTGTATTTTGAAGGATTATTAAATCACCTAATTTAAAGTTTAAATGCTCGTATCCATCCTCTGTTTTTAATTCCTCTATATCAAGTTCATAACTCACAAAAGGTTTATTATTTTTTTGCAAAGCTTCCCAAGTTTTCTTAAGTAATAGTTCTGGCTCTTTTATTCTTCCATCTTCGAATATGCCTATTTTCCTACCATACTTAGCTATAGCTTCTTTGTCTTCAACAAACTCTTGGCCTTTAGGTTTGTCAGCTGGATTATTTGGAGTTGTCCATACTGCATCTTTGAAATCATATTTATACTTAACTAGATCCTTCTGATATTCTGCTCCACATCCATACATAACAGTATAAAACTTCTTTTTCTGTACTCTTTTTATCTTAGAAACATTTAAGTCAGTAGAGCATCTTATTCCTGTATCACTACCTAAAGCATTAACAACATTTAATACTTTTCTAGATATGCCATTTCTATTTTCATTTAACTCTATACTATAATCAACCTCAACATTAAAGTTTGAAACTATATCTTGAATACACCATAAAGGATTTTTATATAGATATGGACCTATAGGTTTTATAGCCCTTTCAGGACATTCGCCTAACACATATTCAGTCCCTCTAAGTGTCTCAGTTATAGCTTCTCTTAAAGTTGCTTTTTCACTATAGTATTGAGTTATTGCCTTTTGTTCTTGAATGCTATAAAAATCATGTAGGCAGGTTACTTTTATATCTGTAGAATAATAAGTCTCAGCTTCAACTTGATCCACAATAAATAAATCAAATTTACCTTCTGAAAAAATTCCTATCTTATCTCCAATTTCTATATCTACAACCTGGTCCTTCATTTTAAAAGTTAAAGTTCTTTCTCCAATTGTAGTTGATTTAAATTCATCATCATAGAATTCATCCGAATTAATAATTCTTTTTAATTTTTCGTTTTCATTAAATAACAATAAATAATCTTTCATATCACCACCTACCTATACAAATTGAAATATTTTATTTTAAAGGTTACATCACCTACTATTAAATTAAATTTGTTAAATCCTTTTTCTACCGTTGGAAAATCACTATCTATAGATAATATAGGCATACTATCTTTACCATTAACCTTTATAGATTTCTTTTTACAATCTATAACTATCTTTTCACTTTGATTAAAGCTAGTATTAAGTTCTATAAATCCAGAAGTTATTCTATTTTTAAATTCTATCTTAACTTTATTACAAGCTCTAGTTACATCCAACTCTAAAGTAGGATAAGTACTTTCTGTTCCTATGTATGTAAAATTACCTGTCTTTACTTCTTCTTCATTTTCAATTCTACAAGGATTAACCAAAAGGAATTCTAAGCTAAAGTTTTTGATTTTCACATTATCAGTTAATCCTGTATTGCCTGTAGGCACAACTAAATAATGACTTCCTGGAATCCAACCATACTCCAACTTACATTCTTTTAAATCATTTGAATGTATCCAGTTAGATATTTCTTCTTTCTTTTCATATGTTAAAAATCCACTATCTCTATACTTAAAATCAATGATTATAGAGCGTGGATTTTTCTTCGTACTCCTTATATTTATTCCTTTATATCCAGGTATATCTCCTATATCATGTTCTATGCTGCCTGTTATATCATGACTACAACCTGTGACTATTAAAAAATCTGGCATAGGTATTCCATTCAACCATATACTCCTGTTATAAACCATGTTGATACCCTCCAAACATCTTAGAATTCCTTTGTTTTATTTCTAATAGCTTTCTATCTATTATTTCTGCTAATTTATATAGATCTCTTTCGTCATTTAGAGCTCCTGCATTTATATTTATGTTATAAGTTGAATTCTCAATAGAGTTATTCCTTGTATTTTCTTGAGGTAATGCATTTGTTGAAAAAGCTTCTATTGAATTATTTGCAAAATGCTCTACCGCTCGAGTTGAACTTGGTTCACCTCTATTGATTCCTATCTCATATCCTTCTGTTGTCCATTCTCCAAACTGCATAAATAATTTAGAAGGAGAGTTAATTCCAAGTAACTTTTTACCTGCTTCTATTGCTTTCCCAATTGCTCCTGTCATAGCCTTTACAACAGAAGATAATCCATCTCTTATCCCTCTAGCTAGTCCTTTCATTATATCAACTCCTATTGATAAGAACTTAGGAATCGAATCTGTAACAGCCTTGGCCATATCTTTTACAACATTACCCATAGCTTTTAAAACACTAGGAATTCCCTGTATAATACCTTTTCCTATAGCTAGCATTATTTGTAAAACTGCTGATAATATTTGAGGTAAATTAGTTATAAGAGCCTCTGCTAAAGCCGATATAATTTCACCGGCTGCTTCTATTATCTTAGGTAGGTTATTAACTATACCTTCAACTATAGCTAGTATAATCTTTAGTGCAGCTTCTATAATTTGTGGTAAATTACTAATTATAGTTCTTATTAAAGTTTCTATTATTTTAATTGCAGAATCTATTATCTTAGGCAAATTAGCAGTTAAGTTTTCAGAAATTGTATTTATTATTTGTATTGCTGCATCAACTAGTTTTGGTAATGCATTAACAATACCATCAACTACAGCTGTAAGTATCTGTGCTCCACCTTCTATTATTGTAGGTAATGATTGAAGGATAACATTCAGTATAGTTGTCAATAACCCCGTAGCTGTATCTATTAAAAGAGGTAATACGGTTAATATTCCATCTATTAAAGCCATTAAAATTGTTATTCCTGTATTTATCACTATAGGAAGGTTTGTAGCTACGGAATTTACCCAAGCTTGTAATATGGTTATTCCTGTATTTATGAAAGTAGGTAGCATTTGAACAATTCCATTAGTTAGATTAGTTATTATTTCCGTTGATTTTGCGAAAACTTGCGGCATAGCTTCCGTTAAACCTAGCAATAAGTTAGTTATTATTTCAATACCTTTAGTTATAAATTGAGGTATTATAGTAGACATATTATTTAATGCATTTTGAATAGCTTCATTAACCTTATCAAATACACCTTGAACACCACCTTGTGCATATGCATCTGGTAATGTTTTTGTAAAAATAGTTACTAGACTTCCAAAAACATCTTGTGCTTTTGTTTTTATAAAATCCCATATCTTAGTAACACCATTCTTAAAATTTTCATTAGTTCTCCATAGGTATATAAATGCTCCTGCAACAGCTCCTACTACTGCTCCAAATGCTAAAAATGTAGATGATGCAACTCCTATCATGGAAACTATTCCACCTATCATGGTCCATGCACCATTTATAGCAACTGCCCAACCTTTCCAAAGTCCAATACCCATTTGTAATGGGAGCAACAATAGTGTCATTGCAGGTAATAAAAATCCTATAACACTTACCACCTTAGCTATAATAGGATGAGCTTCATTAAATTTAGCAATCCAATCAGCTATAACTCCTATAACTTTTAAAGCTACTTCTAGAAATTGTCCTGCAGTTTCTATTAATGGCTCTAAAGCTTTTAAAACTTTTCCTTTTGTAGTATTTGCTAATTCTTTTAAAGTTTCATTAGCTTCAAGTGCTGCACTAAACATTGTTTTATAAGCATAATATGCACCTATTCCGACTAACGGTAATGCCATTGCCATATTTGCAGTTCCTGCAGTTATTCCTCTAAGTAATATTCCATATCTAACCATATCACCTTGCGCAACTTTTATAGCCATCTTTTGAGCTGACCAACCTTTTATAGCCTTTTCCATTCTAGTTCCTAACATTCTATAGGCTGTTGATAATCTACTTATAGGAGCTTGGCCTGCCGCCATGGTTTCGTTTAATAATTGAAATTGGCCTATTGTACTTGGTGGCAATAAATCTTCTGGTTTGATTCCATGCTTAGCTAGTCCTTGCATTCTTTGTGTTAGTATCTGAGTTTGATTTCCCATTAGCTTAGTCATTCTAGCATTAAGCTTTATGGAATTTGCCTGTTGCCGTAATTGCATATCCGTTAAGCCTAATTGACTTCTCATATATATTTGTTTGAATGCTGCATCGTCTAATCCTAAAGCAAATGTGTTTATAGCATCACGAGCATTCATAGCTTCCATAGAATACTTGCCATACATTCTAGATGCAGTTCTAGCTTCTCTATGTAATTTAGCCAATTCTGAATATGCTTGCTTAGTACCTTCTGGAACTTCTCCCCCTAGGATCATAGATAACTTTTGCATTTCACGTTGAAACTTTCTAGATTCACCCGATGATTCTTTAAATGATCCATTCATACCGCTCATGGAAGATCTAGCTCCCATAGCTTCTCTTTGTAATCGTCTTAACTCTTCGACCGTTTCACTAAGCGAGTCTGTTGCTTCATTTGCTCCAGAAGATACCTCATTCCTTAAAGTATCACCTAAACCAGAAGCTTCATCTTCCGCTCTATTCATACCGCTACTAAAGTCTTCTACATCTGCACTTATTTCTACTTCAAACTTTCGTTTAGCCATTAACTCACCTCCTTACAGGTTAAACTTTTCCTTCAAGTCTTGAGCCATTTGGTCCATATCTTTTTTACTATTTTTCTTCTTAAATATGTTCAACATCTTACCTTTCTTGGCACTTGCATATCCAAAAGCTATAGATACTTTTAAATCCTCTAATTTTTGCTTATATTGTCTCACATAAATATCTAAATCATAGAAATCTGAATTATAAAAAGTTTCAAGATTTATTTGATTATCTATAACATAATATTGAATGCATTTATCCCAATCTAAAAAACCCTCTTTAGTTAGAGGGTATAATATCTTTATTATCGTCAAATTCTCTAATCATTGCTTTTAATAAGTCTCCATATAACTCGTATATAGCCTTATCTCCTATTTCATCTGCAAGGTTTAATACCTCATCTTCTGATATGAATTTATTTGAAAAACTTATTGCACATCTTATTAAAGTTATCATATCTGAGTAAGTCGGCTCTTGATCTGTAAGTATAGGCTTTTTAGTTATATCAGAATACATTTTCTTCTGTCTTGCTCCTAATTTCATTATGTATTCTTTATCTCCGTATTTTCTAACTATTGTTTTCATAAAATCCCTCCTAAATTTAAAATAAAAAAGATGAGTATTATATACTCATCTCTTATCCCTTTGATATTGCCATCGAAGGTCTTGCACTTAATTCAGCTTTGCCATTGACTACAAGTGATATTTCAAGTCCTGCTAATCCATCTTCAAAATCTCCGCTAAATGTTTCTATTTTCATAGTAGCTTCAATTAGTTTTTCGGTTTGACTAGTCACAGAAGAAGCTCCTGTATATCCTGATTTTTTAACCGCTATCTTTATAGCTAAATCTTCTGCCCTTTTCCATGCATTCCATAATATAACAAATACATCTTCGTCACTAGCATTAGTTAAGTTAGCTACCATCGACATATCTATTGAAAAATCTTGTCCTGTTAATTCTCTAGATGTCATGCATTGTCCATAAGCAGCTGCAACTCTATCTACATATTCTTCAAATTCATTTGATGCTTCAAAAGAAGCTCCACTTTGTCCTGCAAGTGGCTTATCATCTTTAAGTATAAGTACATCAGCACTTCTTGTTGCCATTTTAATTCCTCCTTTGTAATGTAAAGTCAAATGAAATAGAAGCTTCATACAATATCGTATTTTCATCTATATAGTGTTCTTCGATTCCATTTGAATCATTTTCACTTAATTTGCAATCTATAATTTCATACTCCCCCGCAGCTTCGTAAATCATCTCATACAAACTATTGTATATGTCCATATATTTACTATTTACTTCTTTTCTACCTTTGTTTCCACCATCATAAAAATAAGATAATACCCATGTTACAAAGTGAATTATCTCTCCAGTTCTTATTCTTCTGTCTTTTAAGCTTGTATTACCTAGTTTTACATAAGGCATCTTAGCATCTTCTTCTATAACATCTAGTACTGTAAAATTTTTGCTTGTGAGCTTTTGATATATTGCTTTCTGTAAACTATTTATCATAACTAGAAAGTATCCTTTCTATATCACTTTCAAACTTTGGTGTAACTTCTTCAAATGCCGGTATTAAATAAGGTTTTTTACCTTTACCTGCAGGATAATTAACCTTCTTAACAAATACCCAATTTCCATCTTTACCTTTAAACCTTAAAAACTTAGCTTTCTTAGGTTTTATAACATAAGCTTTAGATCCAAACTCTCTAGCTCTTGCATATACAACATTAGTTCCTATTAAAGATTTTTTACTTTTATGTTTGGTGTTTATGCTACTTTTAAGCCTTGACGTATCTACTGCAACTTTACTTTTAGCTACTCTTTCTATCATATAAGCATGTTTTTCTCTAGACCTTTTAGTATTCTCTACGACATGAATATGATAACCTAATACAAAGCTAGCTAATTGATTTATATTTCCTACATTTACTTTAACTTGCATGTTCTAACACATCCAATGTTATATATGTTTTGTTTTTAACTCTTTTAGGCTTACTTATCGACTTATAATAAATACCATTAATGAGTATATAAAAGCTTTTTACATCTATTTCATCCATAGTTATTATGTTAATAGACTCATAATTAGCTACTCCAAAGATTTGTATTTGCTTTTCTAATCTAAGTGATGATTTATTACAATATATATCTTTATAAAAGTTTTTATCTTCTATATATCCACCTTGGCCATCACTTATTTTTTCAATTTTATAAACTTTAGCTAAAGTATCGAATCTCATATTAATCTCATCCTAACTCTTGAATTTGATTGAGTTTTATTATCTTTTATCCATTTATCTAAGTCCTTTGTATATAAACTTAATAAATTAGTATTATATGAAATATTAACTCCATCACTATTTTCAGAATTTAAACCTTCTGAACCTAATTGATTGTATCTAGCTATAGTTAACTCGGTAACTATATATTCAAGCTCTGCAGGCAGCTGTTTTTCGTTTATATGATTTAAAACCCTTTGTGCCCATCTGCCTATTAAAGAAAGTAAAAGCTCATCCTTATCAGATGAGCTTAATCCTAATGATAATTTAACTTCACTTAGAATATTTTCCATTTTTACTTATCCTTTTTAGTCCCCGATTTCTTTGTTTCTTTAGCTTCCTCTTCTTCTTTAGCTTTTTCTGTATTCTGAGTTTTAGCTAATTGTTCAGATACTTTAGCAGCTAAATCTTCTATATCAACTCCATCTAACTTTAGGTTTTGAACTTCCATAATAGATGCTCTTACAGGCTCAGTATAATCCATCCAAGCTACACACTCTGGATTATTTATTACAGCATCTAAATAGGCAAACCCTATATGGTAAGTTGCATCTCTTTTAGCGCACTCAACTCCTGAAGAAGTCATAGTGTATCTTACATTTCTAGTGAATACAGGTTGTAAGTTTGATAATGGAGTTAATGCTATAAAGTTATCTGGATAAGTAGAAACAACTTCTATAGGTAATCCTGCTATTTTAACTAACTCTCCATCTTTTATAACACTATCTGCCCAAGCTGTAGGTCTAGCTATTATAGATCTTTGTATATCAAGCTTAGTATTTTCTGATATTACCCAATGAAAATTAAACTTAGGGTGATTCCAGTACTTAGATTTAATTTTCTTTTTCATAGTTATAAAATCTTCTGGAGTTGGTAACTTAGCACCTAAATTTATCTTTCTATTTATAGCTTTAATCTTCTTAATAAATCCATCTAGTATTTTTAAGAAATCATCGTCACCAGTTCCACTAGCTGCAGTATCTCCGTTGAATAATAAATCTTGCATATCTAAAGCAAATGACTCTTGCATCATAGAAGTTAATGCAGTTTCCATGTTTTGTCCTCTTTGTTGCAATATGTACCAAACATCATCATTGTGTAACCACATATCTAAGAATACTTTAACAACGTTATAAGGTATTTCTCTTTTATTTACATCAAATGCACCTTCTGGTGTTTGCCCTGGTGTATAAGAATATTTTCTAGTTTTTCTTGTTTGAGCTTCTAAAGCTTCTATATTTCCACTTGTTTGGTCCTTATATTGAACATTTAATTTTTTTAATGTATTTGAATTTGCTATTATGTCATATATAAAAGCTTCTGCTTGGTCTGTTACTAATAAAGTTGATGCTGCATTAGCCTTTTGTAATTTTGTTATCATTTCCGATTTTGTTAGTGCTATAGTCATATATTACCTCCTAATTATTAAACATTCCTTCGAATGCACCTATATAAGATTTTTTTACTTCTGTTCCTCCATTTACATTAGTATCTAATGACTGCGGAGCTCTTCTTGATTTTTTTAATTCAGCTATCTCATCCATCAATGGACCTGTAACTTCTTTTATTGCCTTGGCTATTATTTCTTCTTGAGTAGGCTCTGTTTCAGTTCCTTCCCCTTCGGTACCTTCATCACCTGCAGGTGGCTCTTCTTCGCCTTTTAATACTTTAATTTCATCCCTTATAGGATTTAAAGCATCATCAAGCATTTTCTTTATATCTTCTGGTTTCATATTTTCATCCTCCTTAGATTTTTTAATTTCTTGCATTTGCTCTAATGACTTTTGAATACCAACTGTATTAACTGTATTGATTATGTAAGCCTTAAAAGCATCAATTTGATTGGCCATGTGCGTAGCTTTATCTGTTACGGTAGAATCTAATAGAGTATTCTCCAATGAATCCATTAAAGCCCATCTAGCATCTCTTATCCTTTGCTCCATAACCGCTTCACCAACTAAAGTATTGAAGTCAGTTATGTATTCACTTTTCTTAACCTGTTGCTTATCTTTATTAAAGAAGCTCTTTATCACATTAAAAAAACCTCTAAATTCTTCTTCATTAGAATTTACAGGCTCTTTATCTGATTTATATATTTTTACCGTTTGCTTATTAGCTCCTTTATTTACTAAGCTAATAAAATCTATATCTATGTCTTTCATTCTAGGCATTTTTATTCACCTCCTTCCACATATATAGCAGTTCCTCCTATACTAAACCCAGTTATATTACCAAGCTTAATATCATTCCAAGTTGTATCATCAGTAACTTTTATCGCTGCTACCCAATCATCTTTTAAAACATCAATTTCTGGTATATCACATTTGGCTATATAGTTTTCTACTACATATCCATATCCACCAACTTCATTATGTTGTTTATCAACTCCTGCAGTAGATATATTAGTTGTATTCATAAGCTTTTCCATAAAATTATGTGCCGCTTTTTTAACATCATCTACAGTTGCCCAATCTCCATGACTATCGGTGTAATCTGTAGGGTTTCCATTTTCATCAAATTCTTTTGAAGGTCTATAAACTACACCTTCAACTATTCTATTTTCTTCATCAAGCTTAGCTATTTTAACATCTAGTTGTTTCACTATACTCCACCTCAAATATTAACATATCTTCTAGCGTTTCAAATCTGTTACTAGCATATGCATTTACTATTTTTATGCTCGGACAATTCTTCATTCTAAGCTCATCATCATACTTATCTTTATAATAATCAATTTTATCTTTAAAATTATTATTTAAATTAATTATTATCTCTATAGCTCCATTAGGCATTTCTATAGCTACTCCAATATACTCTTGTTTTGTATCTATAGCATCTTTGAAAATTTTAATTAGTTCTTGCTTAGTCATATTAAATTACCTCGCCTTCTAATATAGGTTTTAATGTGCATCTACATTGAATAACATTACTTGCTTTTGCATCGTGGCTATTATCTCCTGGATAATCTAATAAATCACCATCAATAATAAAAGACTCATCAAGTTTAACTCTTTGGCCATTTGCTTCTAAATGATGTTTTCTAGTTCTTTCATCTTCATGCGAATCCCATTCTTTACCTATAACAACTCCACTTTCTTTATAACCTTCAAGTGTACCTGCATTACTAGAACTTATTACCTCTGTTCTTGCAACTACCGTAGCTCTTTTCATGCTAAACTCAGGCATGTTTTTAATTCTATTTGATAATTCTGGTATACCTTCACCTAGTTTAAATCCTTCTGAAAGTTCCCTTATAATAGATTTGTGAGTTGTATCAGCTACTTTAATAGCAAACTTAATCTTCTTTTCTTCTAAGAATTTAAATGCTTTTTCATTAAGCAAATCAAATGATACTTCTATACTTGATTCTCCAACTTGACTTAAAACTTCTGATTTAATTAAATTTAATATACTCATAAAATGTTTATATAGTATTTGTTCATACAAAACCTGTTGTTTTTCTATATTCTCTATATAAATATTTAATATTTCATGAGTTATATTTTCGCCTAGATCTTCTAGACTATCTAATAGCCTTGATTTCTGTATGCTAAATAAAAGATTAAGATCACTTTCAAATTCTAAAAAAGCTTCGTATGTTAACTTAAGCCATTCCTCCGATTGCTTTATAGAATATATCCAATCTTTATTCTCGTCATTTTTTCGTATAAATGATTTTAATATTTCATTAACTATACTAAGTTTATTTTTATTCATTTAAAGCACCCTCTATGGTCTTTTGAAGTTCTTTTAAAGGATTTATTACATTTTGAATATTATAAGCTTTAGAAATAGGATTATTTTCATCAAACATAGGTTTAGATATATTATTCTTATTAGCTAAATAAACTTGTAAAGGAACATCTGACCATTCCTCTTTTAGTGGTTCAAATTCTTTTCCAAGAAGCTTACCTAAGCTATCTAATAACATATTAGGTGTAGGAACTCCTGCTGCTATATATGGAGCTAATGCTTTAGCTATTTCAGTATCATCAGTAATCTTAGGTCCTTTAAATTTAAGCTCTACATATCTTATATCTAATTCTTTCATTAATTTTTTATTTAATAAATCTGCTAAATCCTCTCTAGCAGGTTCAAAGGTTTGTTCCTCAGTTATTTGTTTAGCAGTTTCTGCAGTTGCTTTATTATAGTCCTGTGTATCTCCTGTATAAATAGGAGCTATCCTAAAGGAACTTCTAACTGCATCCCTATTATCTTCTAAATACTCTAGGAATAAAGCATCATCTTGCATTATCTCTGCTAACTTTTCAAAACGTATTTTTACATTTGATTTCTTTTCATCTAAGTTAATTCCTTCTTCATCTGTAAAAGGTTCCGCTTCAAGTATTAAATACTTATGTTGTGCATTTGACCCTTTGGCTTGAGATAGTAAATCAACACTATCTTGGGTTAATTGTCCGTTTTCAACAACTACAGCTAAAGGTATATGTCTACCTTCATCAAAGTATTTAAAATTAAGTTCATCAGCACTTCTAGAACCCATCATTTTGACTAATACACCTATATATCTAGGTAATCCATACGGTGTATAAGGACAATATATATTATCAAATATAATAGAGTTAGCTTCATCATCTATATTAATTTCTTGCCCTTCTTTAATGTATTCTCCCGTAATTCTATTTAACTTTCTAGGATCTCCTAACTCTTTAAAATAAACTTGCTTAGAACCTACCATTTGAATAAACTTTTTAAACTTCTTCCATCTTTTAATTTTACGTTCATTTCCTTTAGAATCAGTTATAATTTCCTCAACTTCAATGGGATCACTTTCTTTACATAACCTTATTGTATGCGCTGCTATATGTTGAATTTCTGATATTTCTCCTGTTTCATCTGCTATACATTCCATAGTCGCATATCCAAGTCTTTCTCTATCATCTATAAACTTCTTAAGAACTCCTGTAAAACGTTCATCAAAGTTACAATATTTTAAGAACAACTCATATTTGGACCAATCTTCATCAGCAGCTTTATTTTTAAATTTCTCTTCCTTATAGTCAAAGTTATAATCTAAGTTATATCCAAAACCAACTATATTCGTTTTATAAGCTTCTATACAAACTTGTAATATATCACTATTTTCAGTTATCCTAGCTAAAGCTTCTATATTCATTTCTGGTTGAATAATAAAACCTTGTGTATAGAAATCACTAAATATATCATCAATTTGCTTAGATCTACTTATACTAGATCCATCTATCTTTTTAATTCTGACTTGTTGTTTTGTCATTATCTCCTCACCACCTTCCTACGCTCTTTTTTAGTCGTTGTTTTATCATCTAAAGTATTATTTATAAATGCTTGTATTATCTCTGCTAAGCCTGTTGTTGCATCTGGAGCATCATCATGTTTGTTTTTTCCTTTTCTTTGAAATTTGTTCATATCCATATAATAATCTGGCCACTTTTCTCTCCAGTTAATAGGAAAATGAAGCTTATTCATAACCCAACTACTTTGAGTTAATATCCTAGCTTCTTTATTTTTAGATTGATGAAACCACTTAACAATAGTTCTTCCTTTTAGTAATTCAATTGCTGATTTTATATTTCTAGCAAAACTTTTACCACCATTATTACTTTCAACTACAGCTACATCTGTATTATTTCTTATTAATACATGAGGAACTTCTTTTTCTGTATCTTCCATAGGAGCATCTGTATAATAAACATCAAGTACATATCCTTCACCTTTATATACACCACCTACAATAGTACAAAGTTTATCTTCTCCATCATCTGCAGTATCTGTGTAACTTAATATTTGTTCAAAATAAGGCGGTAAATCTTCATAAGTACTAAATCTAGTATATAGCTTATGTTTTGCATCTATAGGCTCTTGTTGATAGTTAGCTAATGCTATATCTTCTCCCATAGCTCTTACTTTCATTTCATAACTTGATTTTGATAATACTGCTTCGCATAACATTGAGCCATCATCTTGAAGAGCTTTCATAAGTATCTGTCTACATACTTTTTTCTCTTGTTTAAAGTGTTCTAATGCTCTTCCTGCTAAATCTAAAGAAGCCCATCTAGTCATTATAATTATTATCTTTCCGCCCTCTTCAAGTCTTGATAGCATTGTATTAGTAAACCAATCCCAATGCTTTTCAAGAACCATCTCATTATTAGCTTCATCAGCATTTTTAATAAGGTCGTCTATAATCAGCAATGAACATCCAAATCCTGTTGCAGTTCCTCCTGGTGATGTTGCTAAGTAACTATTATAAGCTCCTTCAAGTCCCCAAAGACTCATAGCACCATCGCCACGTTTTATTCTAGTATTAGGGAATATATCAGAATACACAATTATATCTTCATCAGCTTTCTTTTCCATAATTGCATTTCTTACACTTTTTGAGAATGTAGTTGATAAAGTTTCATTGTATGATCCTGTCATTACTTTTTCGTTTATATTCTTACCAAACACCCACTCAGTAAATAAAGAAGCTGTTCTTGATTTTCCATGTCTAGGCGGCATATTAATAAGTAATATATCATCATTTGAGTAATAAAAATCTTGCATTTCATTACATAACTCAACTAAGTAATCTCTATCTTCTTGATAGAAATCTGGAGCCATTGAATTACAAAAATAAAAGAACTCACGTCTTGCGAGTTCTTTCTTAGCTTCTAATTTAATTTTTTCTCTATCCATCTCTTATCAACTTCTTTAAATCTTCTGTGCTTAATCCTTCTAATGGATTTTTAAATTCTACTGTATTGTTAGATTCCACAATTTGTTTATCTCTCCATTTATCAGGTTTTCTATTCTTTAACCAGAATATTTGTGCTGTTGTATCTGGAGCAACTTGTTTAGTTACTCTTTTAGTTTCTTTTCCATGCTCATAAGTTACCTCTTCATATTCATAACCTAAAGCTCTTTTTAGTAAAGCATTTTCTACTTCATAATCAACTATTTCTTTGCCTTTTTTTAAGGCCTGTAAAAACTGTAGATGCTTTTTCTTATATTCATAAAATGTCTTTATACTTATGCCTAAATTCTTTGCTATCTGTTCATCGGTGAGCCCATCTCTTGCCCATCCTTCAATCAATGTAAGCTTAGGATCAACGTGAGTGAAGTATTTAGACTTCGCCATGAACTCACCTCCTAGTTTTTAGGTTAATAAATTTATGTTAAACTTGTATATTTGCCTATAAAATTTGTTGTTTCTTTCAATAAATCTTGAATCGCAATTTCAAACTCCTTATCATAATATTTAATCAATTTATTTTTTTGTTGAGGAACACTAGATCCACCTAATTTATTCACAATATTTATTTTTTCAATTAAACCTTTTGAATCCTCTATATTTTCGAGTTTTACATTTAACTCAAAATACAATTGAACCGTATTTAACTTTTGCATTTGTTGTAAAATATCATCAAATCTAGCCTTTTCTTCCTTATACTCTAATTCACTCAATTCTACATGAACATATTTTTCATTTAAACTCTCTTGATCCATTTGATTACACTCTTCATCCGAATTTTCTTTTTCCTTATTTTTTGCTAAATCAAGTTTTCTTTTAATAAAAACTTCATGAAGTTTCACCATATCATCGCTTGATTTTTCAATTCGTTTTGCTAAATACCTATATTTTCTAGACTCAGAACAAAAATTAGATATTAATTTTGCAATCCCATTACAAAATTCAATTCTTTCTTTTCTTTCTTCTATTATTTTATTTTCAGCTATAGTTTTTTTTAAATTTTCCTCAGAAGATTTTATAGTTACATTCATTACTATCAAGGTTATAATTCCACCTAAAATCGCTCCGGTATAACTACCAAAAAACCCTATCCAATCATTAGATGTTTCGAATTTTAAAAATATACTATCTGTAGATGAAGTCAATCCTCCCGCGAATATTGGAAATCCTCCCCCTAACAAAATTAAAGCTATAACATTCCTAAACGATAAATATTCTTTCATAATTTCCCCTCTTTTTCAAATGTATAATTTCAAAATATAATTCTACTTGAATCGATATTTTCCTTCTTTTTTCTTTAATTTTATTTAAATTAAACTTCCTACTCTTTCATTTATCTACAATTCTCAATTTTTCACTATGTAACTCATGAATCATCTTAATTACTTCATTAGCATCTTTCCACTTTTTCATACATTCACCCTTTTACACAAAATAAAAAAGCCAGGTGAGAAAATCCTGACTTTTTTGAATGGATAAGTGGTGTTACTAACTAATAAATGTAAGTAGTTTATACTCCGTACCTCTACAGAGTGGCTCTTTGGTATCATAACCGTAAAGTTATATTCTTTGGTGAGAACAACAAGTTTTGAACTTGTAACTGATACATGAAAGATATCTGTTTTACCACTTAAACTATATCCTCACGTTGCTAGGGTAAGGGGAATACCCTAGCCATATATTTATATCAAAAGGGGTATTAGGGAATAAAGAAACTAGGTTGTCCTAAGTTCTCTATATTAATATATTAACACCCTTTAACCCCTTGTGCTTCTGGACTTATTCCGAAGTTTTTCTGCTATTTTTCTGTATTTTTAAAAATTTAATATACCTTCCATTGCTGTATTTTTAAAATTATAAAAAGGATACATTGTAGACATAGATTTATAAATCATATTATCTCTTATTGAATAGTAAGTATCTTTACCTACGTTCATTTTATCGCCATAAACTTTCCAATCTTTTATTTTTAATAAATATCTTATTTTAAACATTTCTTCTTCTTCTCTATTAAAATTAGCTTTTGCTCTTTCAATCCTTTTTAAATCTCTTTCTTTTTTACGTTTCTCTTTTTCTAAAAATTCTATTTGCTTTTGTTTTTGTATTATCTCCCTTTCTATGGATGAACTTATATTAGTACTTGTTTGTACTCTTTCTGAATACTCTATAGATCCACAACCTAAATAATCTTGTTCTATAAACTCTATTTCTTCGTCGATATATGTAATTTCTTTTTTTAAATTTTCATAATGATAGAACATTCCTTCTACCTTCACAAATAAATCATCAGTTGCAAGTTCTTTTTCTAAATTTTCCATAATAATCCCCCCTTATCGTCTATGCTAAAGCTTCTATTGTAACTTCTACTCTAGGTTTATCTGCAAAATGCTTAGTTGCTACTAATTCAACTATTTGAGTATCATCCTTATAAGCAACTTTATTTAAGGCATCGCATATTACTTTTATAACATTATCTGCATCAGGCTTTATATTGTGAGGTCTAATTTCACCATTTAACTTAGCCTGTTTTTTCTTTTTACTATCACTTTTAGCTATTGGATAAAAACAATTTATAGCTATCTTTATAGGTCCTTCAAAATACATTTTGACCTGTGCTCTATACAATAACTTTATATAATTTTCATACATAACAGTTTGTTCTGGTGTTTTTATTCTTCCATAACTCAATCTTGGTCTTCCTTTACCTTGTGGCTTTCCATCTATTGTAAAATTAGCTTTCATACTCAATCTCCTAAAATTCTTCTATCGTTTTTATATATTTAAAATTATTTTCTAATAAACTTTCAAAATCCTCTGAATCATCACCTAAATATTCACCATCTTCAGTTTGATAATGTTCAATTGTATAAGTCTGTATATTCAATTCAGAGATTATACATTCTTTACAATAAGTATTTCCTTTGTACATTACTATAGCTTGTTCATCTTTACAGCAAGTACAAGTATAATCAAAATATTTGCATATATCTTCACTCTTTTTTTTGTCAAAAGCACAAAACTTTTCTGAGTCTGTATTTTTTCCTATATAATTTCTTCTCCAAAAACACTCTTCACATTTCTTCATACTATCCACCTCACCTTTTAATATTTGGTACCGAAATTTATTTCGGTACCAACTTATCATTCAGTTATCATTATCAATATGTCGAGATAAGTATACTGATAATGATATTTATCTCCTGATAATTACTTAAATGAATTATTTCATTTAATATTTAACTTCTTGTATTTTTTCAACTCTCTCAACTGTATATCCTTCATAATAACCATCAGGCGTATCGCAAGATGTACTAAATCCATATATCTTATATATTCCAATGGTATCAAATGCTTTGTTTGTATCAAAATTAACTTCACAATCCATTTGTAAATCTTCATTACAAGTATCCCAATCCCAATATGGGTCTGCTTGATATCCAATCTCTTGCGAATATTTAGGGTTGCACTCAACATCTAATATCATAACTTCTTTGTTCTTATTTACAAAAACTATATAATTAAGCATGTTTTATCCTCCATTAAATAAAAATTATATTTTATATAAATGAATTATTTTATTTTAATAAAGCACTCTTCTAATATTTCTTTGCTAATTTCAATCCAACTGTCATCATTTTCAAGATGTATATCTGCACCTAATAAGTTTATTGCTTCCTCATTGACTTCCCAGATACTACCTTCCTCAACTACAAATCCACTTTCTTCAATAGTGAATCCATCCCCATCACAAATATCTACCGTAAATCCTTCTATGCACTTGTACATTTTAACCTCCTATTAAACAAAAGTTATATTTTATATAAATGAATTATTTTATTTATTAATCTCCTCTATTTCTTTAATTAATTGTTCTACTGCAAGTTCAATAAGACTATCAGTTGTCATTCCGAACTTTTCTCCTATCTTATCTAATTTTTCATATAAATCATCATCTAAAGGTACTCTCATAAACTACCTCCTATTTTTTAGTCATGCATCCACAACTTTTACATTGGTAATACTCAGTTCCTCTAACCTCTATTACCATGAATTTACTATTGCAATGATGGCATGATTTCTTAGTTACTATCTGTAGTATATGAGCCATAATTATTTACCTGCAATTCCTATCAAGGTATACAACTCAACTATATCTTCAACCTTCATAAACTTCTTAATATCCGCAGGTGTTAAGGTTCTTGTTACGAAATCTATCTCGCAAGCTTTATCAACTTTATCTTTAAACTGTCTATACATTTCGCTAGATAACTCTAATTTCTTATATAACTTCATATTAAAAGCTCTTATATCCTTGATTTGCTTGTCTCTTTCTTGGATGCACCATTCCATTCCCTTAATTTGCTTATCTCTTTCCTCCAGTTTAATCTTTAGTCTTTCAATTTCTTTACTCTGCTCATTTTCTCTAACTTCTGATAGATTAAGCTTTTGCTTTAAATCTAAAACTTTATTATCCGATGCATATTTAGTCGCTTCTAAAACTTTTATATCCTTAACTAACTCACTAGTTTCCTTCTCATAAGTACTTCTTAAAACAAATGGTAATCTTATTTTCATCTTTAGTTCCCCCAATTAATTTATATTTCAACGTAAAATTTATTTACAAGATAATCTCCATACTCTTTACCTTCTTGGTATACTTCCTCTTTTTCAAATGTATTAAAGTGTTTGTACTTTTTATTAAGCTGTAACTCATGTTTAGCTATAATGACGTTATAGTTATCAGTTACAAACTTTTCTACTACTCTGTTATGAGTATTTATAAATGATGTATCTGTAAGATTCTTTAATGTAACTACAAGTTTGCAACTAGCTCGTTTTACTTCTTTATTGATTTGCATTTATTTAGCTCCTTTCTCTGTTCTATTACTACATATCTATCTAAGATTTCACTTAATCTAATAGTTATAGGTGTATGTCCAAATTCTTCATATAGCTCCCCTAAAGCTTGTTTTAATGCTTCCATGCTATACCCCCTTATTCTTCTTTTCCTTTGATTCCCCAGGCACTCATTATCTTGTCTGCACTTATTGGATACTTTATTTCTCCATCAATTTCAGTTCCACATATGCACTGTGCCAATGCCATGTAATTTGGATATGTTCTATAATCACTCGGTTTAAAGAATGTATCTTTTACACTTGATATAATGGCTTCTTTTTTCATATCATCAGCTCCCCATAAATTTAGGATCTGAATAATTCATTTCCATTTTCTTAAAATAAGCTTCTTTAATTTCTTCCATATCAAATCCTAGTGAATATACAAGCTCTACATACTTAACTATTAAAGTATCTAGCTTATGCTTACCAAACATCTTTCTCCATGGCAATGTAGTTATTTTATAAGCTATATAAATAAACTGATTCTCTAAACTTGTTGTTTGTGTTTCTTCAACGGAAGCAATTAAATCTACATCTAATTCATTTGCTAAGTTTCCTAAATGACTTAACAGGTCCGCTAATTCCTCTTTTAATCTATCTTGATTAACTGGTGATCTATCCCACCACTTGTGTATCTTAGTTTCATTTAGTACTTCTACAAGTTCAGTTAATAAAGCTAATGTAAGCCATATAGGAACTTCAAATTTACTTTCTTGATAATTTATACCTTTAATACTTTTTAAATGCTCTAAAAAGCTTTTTTGTTCTTTTTTTATATAATTTAAATCTATAAATTTACTCATGTTTTTCATTCCCCACTTTGTACTCTAGTTTATATCTTTTTCTAAATAATCTTTTAGCAGCTATAGCTTCATTGATATTGTGTCTTTTAGCACCCAAATACTTGCATGCCTTATTAATACTTTCAAACTCTACGACCTTATTCTGCAATGTGTCTGTAACTATTACAGGTTTTCTTTCAACTGATCTTATAGGTTCTAAAGCTTGTATTCTATATCTCTTTCTAAATAGTCTATTATGCTTTATATAAGTTGTTATATCTGCCCTTCTCATATTTAGAAATTCGCAACAATTACTTAAGTTATCAAATTCAATTTCTTTATTTTCAACCTCATCTAAAACTTTTACTTTATAATTATGATTTTGCTTAGGTTTAACTTTTCTATATTCTCTAGCTTCTGCATCCTTAGGATCATCAAGTGTTATACATTTAATAGCTTTTCCTATGCTTAACTTTGGATTTAATATACAAGCTAGTAATGCCATGTAATTAGCAGTTAATTCAAAATCACATGTATTTGTATAATGCATTTTCATTTCCCCCTTTTACCAGGAGGGGTTAACCCTCCTTAATTAAATTTTCCCCTTTGACTTTCAATAAGTATTTTTTCTAGTTCATCTGCGCCATACTTATTAAAAGACTGATTTATATTATGAAATCTAGTTTTTACACCAGGTATAGAATTTTTATTTTTGCCAATAATAGGTTTGTAATCCTCATGAATGGCTTTAATTAGATAGCCAACGATGTTTTTAACATCTGGTGCATTTTTTACTAGTTCAAGCTTTTCTCTCAAATAACTAATTTCCCTTTCAGTAGCTAAGAATGCATTAGCTACTTTTTTTATGTCTTCATCTTCTAATAAGAAGTATTTATTAATTTCATCAACAACCTCAACCAATATCTTCTTTACTTCTTCTTTTTCTTTTTGTTGTTGTTTTTCTTTTTGTTTTTCTTTTTGTTTTTCTTTTTGTTTTTGCCCACCTTCCGTTATACGGCTCGTGTTATCTGTGGATAACTCATAAGCATCTAAGAATAAATTCCTTATTTTTTCTTTGCTTATTCCTGATAGCATATACATTATAAAGCTCTTATCTTTTACTTTTTTTAACTCAGATTCTATGCAATCAAGCACTGGTTTACTATGATTGTCTAAGTTATACTTAGCCCAGTTTAATATGCATATTTCCCTAGTTTCTAAATTGTATTTTATTATTCTATGGTGATTTTCAAATCTATCCATAAGAGCATTTACACTTTCTAAAGAGTATCCAAGTTCAAATGCCATTTGTTTTTTAGTTATCTGATATATCCCTATTTGAGTTGTCTTAGGATTAGTTAACAAGTATAAGTAAAATAATTTATCCTCTGGTGTCATTTCTTCTATCACTCTTGGATCTTCCCAGAACTCAGTTTGAACTGACCTATATTTTGCCATTTATCTCACCTTCTTTATGATTATCTTTAGTCCTAGAAGTAAGAGTAGATAATAAACTCCTACTTCTTTCATAAAATCCACTATTTTAAATCTATAGATGCTTGTCCGTCTTCTTCCTCTTTCACCTCAAAGTTAGCTTCTATAGGCTCCGTTTCATCAGCTACCAAACTCATATCTTCATCTATCTTTGTCTTAACTGTTTCATCTGAACTAACTGCTCTTTGCATTTCTATGCTTAATGGAGCATATTTTAAAAGTTGTTTTATAACTGTTTTCTTTGCCATTGCATCAAAATCAGTTTGCCAAGGTCCATTATTAAATGTTTTACTCTTGTTCTTAGCATGAGTTAAGATTTCATCCTTTGTCATGAATATAAAGCTATGACCTCCAGTGTCTAGGTGGTAAACTGCATAGTATCCTATGACTTCTCCCCTATCACCTTTTAGTACTGGTTCATGTATTAAGTCTTGATGTAAACCATACTTAACCTCAAACTTGTCATTTTCTCTTACTTCATGTGCATATAAAGTTTTTATCTTCCCACTTCTTAATGCTAATTCTAGTAATCCTTTATATCCAACTTGGAATTGAACCTTATTTCCATATGGTATCAAGTAAGCTTGTCCTAAGGGTGTATTTGGCTCTAGTCCTAATTGTGCTGAATCCATCATTGCAGCTAAGAAACTCATAGGCTCACAATTTAAGAATTTAGGATTACTTCCAAATGCAGTTAATGCTACCCTTTGGAATCTCTCACTTGACATATGTTCTGGTAAAGCTTTCTTTATTTGACCTGCCATTTGTGTCATTAATTGCTCCATTGCTTTATTTGGGCTAACTTTCTTCGCTACTGTAGACCCTGTTGCTTTATTTGCTAATTTATTTTTTAAATCACTCATTTCATCTACCATCCTTTTCTAATTTATTTTCCTATTCTAAAAGTTCTTGAAGTACTTGTTTTAGTATATTGTGCTGCTATATCTGGCATTTCAGATTTAAGCTTTTTACTATCTATTGAATTTCTACTTGAAGTTTTCCAAGTTATTTTTCTATCACCTATTTTTGCAACTTCAAAATCTTCCATATGAAGTTGTATTTCCTGTTCTATTAGTTTCTTTTCAGTTTCTAAGGCTTTTATATCTGTGACTATCTCGTCATATCTTAAAAGCTTCTGAGGACCATCTTTTAATAAATGCAGTTCTATTTCTTGTCCATTTGATTTTTTATACTTCTCTTTTAAATATTCTGAATAAGCATCTGATCCATCTGGTAAAGGAACTATGTCTTTTAATATGTTCTCTTCCCAAAACTCTTTTTCTATTTGCATAAGATAATCTATTGTTTCTTGATCTCTTTCTATCTTGTGCCATATAAAATCACTATTTCCTATTAAAGCTGCTATATAGCAATGTGTTGCTCCTGTTATGGCCATATAGTGTAGGCATTGTATTTCATAATGTGGTGGTACTCCATCTTTCCATTCTTTAAGTGCAAATGAATTAGTTGTCTTACATTCCAAGAATGCTTTTTCTCCTACTATAGCTCTATCTATGTTAGCTAGTGCAAATGGATATTTTTCATTTTTAAGTATTCCGTTTACGTTCCTTACTTTTAGTCCAGTTTCTTCTGTAAATAATTCAGCAACTAATCCTTCTAATCTATTACCTAGTTCCATTCTTAATGACTTAATTTCTTGTGGATTCTCTTCTTTCTTATCCATATATAGTTGGATTGAACTTTTCCAAGGATTTAATCCTGCTATTGCAGATGCATCACTTCCACCTATTCCTGCTTGTCTATTTTTAAGCCATTCCTCTTTTGTCATAGTCTTTGTATCAGCTATTACCTTTGCATCTAGATATTTTCTAAATTTTTCATTCTGAGATAGTATTGCAACTTCATTCATAATGTGTTATCCTCCTAGTTAATTAGTTTTATTGCCAAGGACCTAATCCATAAGTGTCGCAGCTTATTGGTTCTTGGTATATTTTTAATGCTTGGAACTCTTCATCATTGACAGTTTCTTCAAATCCCTCAAGTTCTTCATCTAGTATAAGTATTTGATTTTTCAACTCTTCAAAATCTATTTCTACATCATCTAAATCTTCTAATTTAGAAGTTCCATTTATAGTGTTTTCTAGATTCTTAGTTTCTTTTTTTATATTTAACATAGTTTTTCTAAGTTCTTTTACTAACTCTATATAGCTCATTATCAAGACCTACTTTCTTTCTAATCTCATTCCTGCAAATTTACCATCTGCATAAATTAAAACCCAATTTTTCTTGGTGTAAAGCTCTATGCAATCTCCTAATGTTAATTCTGAAAAAGTTTTGTTCATATTCATTTGTAATCCCCCTTTTAAAATCCATCCCAATGATCTAACCAATCTAAGAATGGTTGTGATGGTATTTTATATAACCTTCCTATTTTTATAACTTTGAACATATCTCCTGTTGTTTGTGCTTGTCTTATTAAGTTGTATGCGGTTTTCTCACACACTCCTAATAGTTCCTGTATATCCTTAGCTGTAAATACTTTCTTAGTCATTGCTTTCTCCTTTCTTATGCAAACGAAGCTTGATTATTTAATCCACTTATTGCATATGCTATAACTTCATCTGGTTTCCAATTTTCTATATAGTTAATAGCTTCTTCATAATCTTTAACTGCTGTATTCTTATAACTATTCACCCTAAATTGTCTTTTGTAACTTCTCCATAAATCTTGGAAAACTCTATTTTTAAACTTTTTATATGCTTGACTACCTTTGCCGTCTAACATTTCAACTACTGTTCTATTTGCAGTCATTCTAAGTTCTTCTTGTTGACTGTAATCAATTGTCATTGTATTTTCTAATTTTGATAATCTAGTATCCATTTCAACTGTTCTTCTATCTATCATAAAAATAGCTTGTAATTCTTTACTCATATTTTTATAAGGATCTGATCCAAGTCTTAAATCTTTAAGTAATTTTTTTACTTTTTTCTTGAAATCCTTGGCTATAGGTTTTCTGCTTTGCATTAATACCTCATACAATCCATCTTCTGTTAAAAACCAAGTTGATTCATTTTGTACCCCGTAATTATTGCTTACTGGGATTATTGCTTTTACTTTTTCATCTTCATCAACCATATTTATCATTGCTCTATGGTTAGAATGTCCTATCCAATTAGCAACATCTTTTGCTAAAAATAAAGGATTCTCTAAATCTCCATAAGTTGTTACTTCATGATTTAAAATATTTCTTTTGTCTATTACCTGTAATTCCATCATTTGTTCCTCCTAATTTCTTTTTTTCTGGTTAAACTATATTCATTACACATTTTGTGTAGTTAGAAAGTAAAAAAAATTGAATCTATGTCTACATCTTTAAAAGTTTGTTTAAATTTAACTAAAAAGTTATAGCTTGGATTTCTTAATCCTAACTCAACTTTAGAGTACATACTTGGTGTTACCCCAAGTTTTGTAGCCATTTCTTTCTGAGTTAAGTTATTTATATTTCTAAAATCTACTAAAGAATTCAAACATTGTACCTCCTCTGATGTTTTATCACACGTTTTGTGTGACCGGTATATTTATATAATAAATCACACGTTTCGTGTTGTCAATAATATTTTTACACATTTTGTGTTTTTTTATTCATAAATACACTTTTTGTGTTAAAATCAACATCATAGGATATGAAAGGAGAATCGTTTATGTTCGCCGAAAGATTAAAAGAGCTTAGATGTGAAGAAGATTTAAATCAAGCCCAATTAGCCGAAATTCTAGGAGTTTCGCCTAGTACTATAGGGATGTATGAGCAAGGTAGAAGAACTCCTGATTTAGAAGTATTAAATAAAATAGCAACTCACTTCCAAGTAAGTGTAGATTATTTATTAGGAAGAACTGATATAAAGAATTTTGAAGATTTCCCAGAGGAAGTTCAAAGATTAACAGAATTATTTTTAAAAGCGGATAAGAAAAAAATTAAAGCGCTTGAAGAATTATTGAGAGAATCATTAGAGAAGTAA